TTTCGTATTTGGTATGTCCGTGAATGTCTGCTACTGCGACATTGTAAGAATCATATGAATGATTCGATCTTGCGTTTCTATATTTATAAGCCATAATTAATTTTGTTATAATACTATTATACAACATTATGGCACATTTGTAAACCCCCTTTATGTGGTTTACTATCAACGACTTACGCAATTATATTTTAATCTTTACAGATTTTTTCAAAAATTGTCCATTGGAATTATCGGGCTTTTTCTTAACTTCTTTACCTGCTTTCTCGTACCATTCTTGCCCTGATTCCGGATTTAGATAATTTAGCTCCCATCTTTTAGCAATGCTAGTAGCTCTCCATTCGCGGTTATCCTTTGGCATCTTAGGTGCTTGAGTAGCAGCCGCTCTAGCCATGACATCTTGATATTCTTTATCAGCAAGATCCAAAGCAAGCTTTAGAATCTTTAATCTAAATTCAGCTAACTCTTTACCATCCATGTCCATCAGAGTCCTCACCTAATTCTTTAAACCAATTACGTATCGTAAGGGCTAATCCTATTAAAGCCCCGATCGTCGGCACGATAACTCCAATAGTCATTATTGTATTCCAAACTGTCATTTCTTTTTTGCTTTCTTTCTGGTAGATGACCAGTTAATGCCATCGTAATTATCCTTGTACTTCTTATCGTCGTACCCTTTCTTTGGTTCCATTCCTTTACCCATAACTTTCAAGCTTCTTTCTAATTATATCTTTTGCTTTGTCCTTAGCTGCGCTTCGAGATACAAAAGAGTCGATTGACTTTTCTTCTGTATGTGATTTATGTCTTTGATATGCCCATGCAGTTTCGCTGATTAGCATTTCTAAAACTACGTCTACTTTATGTTCAATCTCTTCCATAATCTTATATCATATCGCTACAGCATTTAACACACATGAATAATATTCCCACCATCCATGCAATCCAGATAAATCCAGACCAGATTTTATCCATAACGTTATCTTGTTCGTAGCTACCGCAACTAAGCTTGTTCTTGTTTTTCTTCATAATATTTGTTAATCTTTTCTTTCATTGGCTGAATCCAATCGTCAACCTTTTCTTTAAATACTAAAGATATGTCTGTATCATCAACGACCATAATAGTAACTAGGTTTTTAATATCTACGTCATATCTTTCTTTAAACATTTGTGCGTATGCACATTCTTGAATAAAGTAATCGGTGATCTCATCCCGTTCTTTTACTCGTGTAGATGTTTTAAAATCTACGATAGATAGTTCGCCATCGAACTCTGCAATTAGATCTACCCGACCTGCGATCTTTAATTCGTCGGACCATAGTGGGCATTCTTGCATTTGGATCTTATCAAGTCTTTCATCTAATACCTTTTGCATAGATCTCCACAATTGTAATACATGCGGCATAGGATTTTCACCTAAGTAATCTTCTTCATTGTCAATGTATTTTTCTGCCATACTATGGATAGCATTTCCACGACCACATGCTCTACGTGATATTTTATTGGCTTCTTCATTGCCGACTCTTTTTCGCCAAGCCATGATCGCTGCTTTCTTGAAGTGACTTAATACACTTGTAATAGATGGGTATTTTTTACCCTCTGGTGTAGTATAAGTTCTACCAGTCTTTTTTGTTTCACTAATTAGTTCTTGTGATTCGATCCAACTATGATGTTCGAATGTTTTGTTTCTAGTCATGATTTATATTGTTTTTGCCAGAAGCTTTCTTAATACCCTTTAGTACGTCGTTCCAGCCGGATCCGGCTCTTCTTGTATTTGATATAGGCCCGTGATAACTAATACCCGTTGCGGCTATTATGTATTTCCATTCTGGATTTTTTTCCAAGAAGTCTTTCTTCTCGTCATAGGTCATATACATTTCCTTGACCTCGCCGGTCTTTTCGTTCTGGAATTCGTATGTTGGCATTATCTTTTAAGTAGTTCTGGGAAAGCTTTTTGGACAAACGCTTCTGTAACCTTAGTGTATGTCTTTTGGAACTTCTTATCTTTTGCTAGACAAATACATTCTGCATCTTTTGGATGTATTGATTCCAATAGATTGATGAATGATGTTTCCTTTTTAATTCGACCAATGTCTTTTCTAAAAGTTGAGAATTGACCAACGACTTTAATTGCTTTGTCTATATTTACGGTCGGTGCTTCATTTTTTTCAAATGGTGGTGTGCCTTCAGGTAGATCCAGTTCAATGTGGTCATTGTATGCTAATTGCAATATTGTTCTCATTGCAAATGAATTGTTCGCATTACATAGTGCGATTCTTTCGTCACGGGTTTTAAGTTCTTGACACTTTTCAAATATTTCGTGAGGAAGTAGTTTTACGTGTTGTGCTATATCGTTCATGGTTTAAAAAACTCCTGTGCTGAAGGGACTAGGTTATTACAACGTTTTTGAACCAAGTAATTTAGTACCTTTGAGTTAGGAGCGATTGTTGATTTATTATATGTTTCAATGATCTTTAGTTTTATATCCATTGGTATAAGTTCTAGATCGATCATTTTTTGGTTCCGTTGAAAGTTGCGATAGACATTCTCCGGCATAATCTTTGCTAGATTAGAATAGTTATTTATCCATTCTGTAATCTTCTTTTTGCTGAGTGGTGTTTGTCTGTCATCTTCGTTAACAAATACCTTATCGTGACTTAATACATTTGGTACGCCGTCACTGGCATCGCCGCGGAATACATGTTCACGTATATAACCAATTGGATCTTTTTCTGTAATAAGACCTTTCTTCATTGGTGAGTATTGTTTGACATTGCTAAATTTGTGTAGTTGGAAGAAGTCTTTGTCTGCTGATACGATCATGACTGGTTCGTCTTTACCGAACTCTTGGGTTTCATATACCAGTGTTGCTATGATGTCGTCTGCTTCTACGTTGTCTAAATGCATGACACGCCATGGTATACTTTCACGTATCTCTTCTCTAATTGTGGTTAGCATCTCGAAGAATTTTCCCCAGTCTAATCCGCTATCTTCACGTGCTTTCTTACGTGATGCTTTGTACTCTGGGTAAATGTCTTTACGCCAGCTTCCGCCGTCGCATGCTATAACCACTTCGCCGTATTGTTCACGGAACTGTAGGTTATACATTCTAAGCGTATTTAAGATGATATGCCTTAGCATGTTTTCATCTGGTGTTTGTTTGCCCCGAGTCTGGGCATAAAAGCCCGCGACTGCGATACCGCTATAATCTATAATTATCATAATATATACTATATTATACTAAATTATTGGTCATTTGTAAACCATAATTTTTTCAAATGTGATCGATGTATTTTACCTCCTACGAATCCGTTTAAGTATTCGTCGGGTTTTAATAGTACTTCCCTATCCATTTGTTCTTTTAATTCAATATAATTCATCTCGCCTTTCGAATCGCAGAGGTGCAATATCTCACGGGTGAATCTATCTAATCCGTGTTCTAATATAAGTTCTTTTACAGCTTCACTTGAACCACAATATGTTTTCCAATCGGATTCTTTAAAGCTACGTCTTTTACGTTTCTTACCCTTTAATGGTGGTTTGGTTACTTTAGAATAAAACCCCTTCTTACCGATATACTTCATACCTGTAACATTATCAGTTACCAAGTATACGAATCCTAGATGTTCGCCTATATCTTCGGTTGTAAAAGTATTTCCATTATATGTCCAGTCACTCATTGAAGCTGTAATCGGTATGGTCGTTTTCTACGTCTTCGTATTTACCATCTTGTTTAAATATCTTTAAAATCTGGTTATGTTCGTATTCGTTGGTTTCCCACTTTAGTTGGTAATCCTTAGAAAAAATAAGATGGGTGTAGCAAGGATGACCTACACCCCCAACACTTCTTCTTATCCTTAAACTCATTACATATCAAACTCAGCTTGGTCAGCTGATATCCAAGAACCGTCTGCGATTCTTTTCTCTTTTAACTCCTCAAATGATTTTTCTTTTTTGCCCCCGTCGTAAGCCCAACCATATCCTCGATTAATCATATCTTCTTGTATTGATATGTCTTCGCCATCTTTATACAACCAGCCAAGCATTCTTCCATACTTACCATCTTTTTCTGTTTTAATAATGATGTCTCCATGTAATCTACTTTGCAGATATGCTGCGGCTTCTTTACCAAGCTTCTTTTCATACAGATCTCGAGTACGAGATTCTGGAGTATCGATTCCCGCTACTCGAACCCTTTCTTTTTTGGTAAGTCCGAATCCTAAATCAATAAGTATGTCAACGGTGTCGCCATCAACTATTCGAACTACTTCTTTTACTTTATAAGTGTACATAGTTTTATTTATATCTCTAAATCTTCCTCTTCGTCGGGTGGTTCATATTCTCCGTAATTGGGTTCTC